ATTATCCTTGATTTTAGCTCCTCTTTCTCGTATGTTCCCAAAATAACCAGAAGTTCCACCACCTATCTTAGTCTGCATTGTAACCTCTTTCAGCTTATCAGAGATTAGGTTTAGTGAGTCCGGAACGTTAACTCCGAAACAAGAAATGGGCAAACCTCTCTGTGTACCCATGTTAGCCCATATAGGTGAACTTAAACTCATCCAACCATTCCAGACAATTTCTTTAAACTTTTCCTTAAGGTCAGGGCGTTTTAGTCTCTTGGCAGCTGCAGAAGTTATCCTCTCAAGTGCTCCATCTAGGTTTTCCCCTCTAAGTAAGTAACCTCCATTTAGCATTCTAGACGATTCTTCATTAAACCACCAAGGAACCTTAACGTCCTGATTTTCATTTGTAAAACTCATATATAGATCTATTTTTGTTACATCTTCTCTATATATAAGGTCTTACCCTCTAACTCTTGCCGGTCATGACTTTTAAATCCTTTTCCACATCTCTAATCTCCTCATCAAACCACATCTTATCCTCATCATTAAAGTTCTCATATTCACCTAGAAGTTCTGCATACGTACCACCAAAGCCATCATAAGGGGAATAGTAATATCTCTCAAGCATCCCTTTCTCATCATCTAAAATCAACTCATCATAATCACCATTAAGTAGAACAACCGAATCTTCCTCCTTTACGTACCTTATTTGTATATCCTCGTCCCAGTAATCTTTAGGTGCTCCATGTAATCTATAAGCCCTAACTATTTTCTCTAACTGTTCAAGGCTGCTATCTGAGAGTTTTTCTAGTCCGATTATTACAATTCCATCTTCAGCCATATCTCTTCTTTTGCCATTAGTTCTTCTTCTATGGTTGGGAAAGGTCTAACAACGTCTCTAGGTATATAAAAGTCTTGTTCACAGTCAGGATAATCGAGTAAACCTAATGTTACTGAATCTCCTTTGTCATGGTGAACTAAATAAGGCTCTCTATCTGGATCATCTACAAAATACATAACTCTCCAGCTCTCTAATATCTCTTGTTTACTTACCTGTTGAACCATAACCTCCTGTTCCTCTATTTGTTTCACTTAATTCTTCTACCTCTTCAAACTCAATCTTAGGGTACGGGATAATAATAAGTTGAGCAAATCTTTCACCTAACTCGTATATCTCCGGATCCTCACATGTTGGGTTGAATACAGACTTTATTGGACCTCTATAGTTTGAATCGATTACACCTACAGAGTTTGTCATTTCTAGATCTTTCTTACAAATTGAGCTTCTAGGGAATAACAACCCAACATAACCATCCGGGATCTCTAATGCAAGGTCGCTAGTGTATACGTACTGCCCCTTCTCGTTTACTTTATAGGCTGTTACTGTAAGGTCTAATCCTGCATCCCCATCCTTAGCATATTTAGGGATTACAGCGCTTTTGTCTAGTCTTTTTATTTTTACTTTCATTTTTCTTTCTTTTTAGTTGTTATCTTATTGTTCAATCAATGGTAGGTGTCCTTTTTGTTTTAGCAGCTCGTACAGGAATAATCTACCCTTTTGAGTCCACCTTGTATGTAACTGATCTCCCTTTCTACCATCTTTATAAATTATTGGAGTAGTGTGGGATTTAGTGTAGCCAAGCTTAGCATACTCTTTATACAGGATCCATTGACCGCTTTGTTTGAATTGTATTTTATTTTCGTGTAGCAGCTTGTTTAACTCTTGAGCCGTCATTCCATAATCCTTAGCTATTTGAGTTACTGTAATCGTATCTGTTGAAGCTAGAATCTGATCGTAGTAAGTAACTTTAGGTTCATATTCAGCTATTAGGACATTCTTCACTTCAATTTCACCCTTAAGTTTTTCATTTCTCTCTACTTCATCTGCATAGGCTCTTAAGGCTTCAACTAAAGTCAGTCTCGGATTAATCTTTGTCTGAGCATTCTCTAACTCTTCCCACCTTAAAATTAACTTAGCTCTAGTCTCATCATTCCACTTAGTTGCTACATATAATACCTCTCTTTTAGTTAACTGATATTCAGGTCTTTTCTGTCCTTTCTTATCTACATATTCAACGAGGGAAAATTTTCCTCCGTTAACTTTCTCCCATGCTGGCTCCATAGATCGTATAGACTTTAATACATCGTTATGAGGTTTTCCTGCTAAATCTGCAATCTCTCTACTTGACATTTTAGGGGAGTTACTATTATTTGCTCCACCTACTTCTTTTAATAATTCCATTTTCTGTAAACTTTATTTTTTTTTTATTTGTTATTTCACTCAGGGTAAATCTTCCCTTAGTTCAACCCCTTCTCACTTTTGAGCGGGGCTATAGATTGGATAAGATTTCAGCTGATCTCTTAATTACTTGATACTGAACATCTCTCCAATTTAGGATAGTTGTACTTTTAACCAGCTCAAAAGTGAGCCCGTTACTAAACTCAAATTTGAGGGCATTAACTTTAGTTTAACTCAGCCCAACTTTGGACTCAGCGTAATTAACCAACTCAAATGTGAGGACGTTAAACCCCTTTCTCCTTCCATGGTAGTATTCCGTTCTCTTTTAATACATCATATATAAAAGCTCTTCCCATAGGAGTCCACTTCGGGCTAATCATGTAATCTTTGTGACCTGTTGGGATAGCTTCTACGTAACCCTTGCCTTGATATTCTACACAGAGTTTCCACGCTTGAGCTCCATTAGGTTTATAGATGATTCCTAGTGCTTTCAGTTTATTGTTTAAGGCTTGAGCTGATAAGTTATATTCACTAGCTATCTCTCTAGTTGAGTATCTGCAGTTCTTTCTCTTCAGGATATCCTCTCTATACTTTGAAACTCCCTCTTTTAATACAACTTTTGCGGGCTTATCTTCCTCTATAACTTCCGGCTCAACTGGGAATAAGTCGTTAATATCATCAGTTATCTCCTTTCTCATTTCCCCAAGTACTTTATCAGCTAGTTTTGACATTCTATTAGCCTTAACTTGATCTAATAACTGTTCTAAAGCTGATTCATAGTCTGACGGTAGAGTATAGGCCTTTTCATCTTCAAACTTTCTCCAGGCTTCTATAATCTTAGCTCTGATCCTATTGCTATAATTAACTGTTGCGTATAGAGTTTCTTCTTTGTTTAGCAGGTACCCATTTTCGTATCTCTCAAATTCAGCTCCAAATACCGCTCTCCACATCCCTTCAACTCCAGCTATATCCCTAAGTAAAATATCGTGGCTTTCTCCTGTTAAGCTTGCGATCTCTTCTGATGTCATTTTAAGTAGTCTCATGTCTCTTAGTATTTAATGTTAGCCACTCCGTAATGTTGTAAAGTTAAGACGATCTGATCTGTATCTATAAACCCTGGCAGTAGTCTTCTTAACTTCGCTCCTTTGAAATAAATATAATCTCTATCAGCTGTAATCTTTTCTGTATACGATTCATTAGAGTTAGCTGAGAAAGTTAGTCCGTTAATTCTCTTGATTGTTTTTCTGTCTATAGTTATCATAATGCTGTTGTTTAAATGTGAATAAAAATGAGAGAGAAGAGCCTGTTTATTGACTCCCCTCCCTCTCTAGTTATGAAAAAAAGTTAAAAATGTTTAGAATAAGCTCTCTGCGTCAAACGGCTTATCATGCTTAGTATACGCTGTAGGTCGTTTAGCAAAGAAATCATCAGACTCCCCAGAAAATACCTCCTCATCAAACCACTTCATTTTACTGTATTGTTCTGCTGTGATGTTGTAGATTTTATTGTAACCCATTTGAGATAAAGCTGTATCTACTCTGAATTTCATAAAGTTAACTACATCTTCCTTAGTATACCATTCAAATTCCCCTTCTTCAAATATCCAATCTAATAGTTCAGATTCGTAAGCTATGTAGTCTTTTATGATTTCTTCCACAGCTTCCTGACTCTTCTTCATTTCTGGGTGTTCTTGGAAAATTTGGTTTAGAATGAAAATACCAGCATTAGAATGGACGGATTCCTCCTGAACTGTCCAATTAATCATGTTTGCTATATTTTTCATCGAACCTTTAAATCGAGACATGGCTATAATATTTGCAAACTGACTAAACAAGCTAGAGTTCTCGATAACGATTACAAAGAAGAATAACTTATCTACAAAATCAACTTCTGGCCCAAAGTGCTTTTCAAATAGTTCTAGTTTCTTTTTAAATACTGGGACTTCTAGTAACCTCTTAAACTCATCGTTATACCCCATTACCTCAATCAATCTGGCATAAGCCTCTGAATGTCTACAGTTGCCCGATACAACTACACCTTTATTCCTCCTAACAATAATACACCCTGATGGAACCGTTACACAATACGCATAATCATCATACTCTACTTCACTTCTCCGAGGGTAACATGTCTTATCTAATGGAGTAATAGTTAATGCCCAACAAGTTTTAGAGCTCTTTCTTACTGGGTTGCCTTGAGGGTTTGTCACTTTTAAGCCCTGTTCAGCAGTTCTATTAATACCTTTACATGTTCTATAGCCCGAAAGTGCACAAATCTCTATAACTTTATTAATTGCTTCCTCTCGAATGTTGTAGTAAATAAATGATTTTGTACCATTCTTAGCTGACCCATCCCAAAGTTTAAGTTCCTCTAAGAATTGTTTTCCCCAGTTAGCGTCAATATCTTCAAGGTTAATATATTTAAAAGTTTTTATTTTATCTAAGTCAGCTGCATTAATAAAACCTTTAAGTGACGCATTTATCCTGGTTTGACCTCTGCTTATCTTTGACGTTTTATATTCTATTCCAAGCTCCTCTAAAAAGCTAATAACCCTCTCGATTTTACGTTCCTTTTTAAATGAAAATGAGAAATCTAATCTATTTGACCCTTTACCTGTAGGAGTAGTCCCAAATAAACTTCCATCCGCTTGAATAGCTATTAAAAGTCTATCTAATGTAGTGAATTCTTTATCTCCTGTCTTGTAGCCTGCCGCTGGAGTGAAATAGTTTCTTCCCCAGATTCCTTCACAAGATTTAGCTTTTCTAATATTATGTGAGTGGGGGTTCTCTACTATAATCTCATGTTCAGGTGTTACCATCAAATCAATAGTCTTCCCCAAATAGTGATGCATCTTGCCTTTAAATGGCTTTGTAATGTATTCAGTAGGTTTTACGAAGGTTACAGATTTATCGCTTATTTCATATTGTGCAACTAAATCATCCTCAGTTAAGTCTCTAAAATACTTAAACCCACTGTTAGTTAAAACCTGCGTATCCTTATCAAAGCACTCTGACTCCGCAAAAGTAGCCCCAAGGTTGTTAAATTCAGGTTTTGGAAGTACTTTATGAATATCTCCCCAGAAAGGTTTAACTGCAACTTCAACCTGAGCAATAGCCAAAGCGTTCCTCTTAATACACTCCTGTTCATGCGGTTTTAGTTTAGTTTTGAAATCCTGAACATCTGCATCAAAGTTTACCTCAGAGTGTACCCAGAAAGTTTTATTCATTGCGTCTATAAATTGTTGAACCTCCGGGTATTCGAAAGGTTTATATTCTACTCTCTTCTTAAAAATGTCTCTACTCATAATAATTTTCTTTTGGTTGTTCTAATTTTAAAATAATGTCTATAGTTTCTGATATCTTTTGACACCCTTCTTCGTACATAAGCTCATCAACCCCTTCCTGTTTCAGAATCTCCAGTGCACCTACCATAGTTTCCCTAAATCCTACCTCTGTGGCAAATGCTGGATCCCTGAAGAAGTTTAAAACCGACTCCACTGCATCTACTACCTCTAAATACCAGAAGTAATCCTTTCCTATTCTATCTCTTAAGTCTATCTTCAACTCCCATATCGGACGTAATTTTTCTGGCGCAGTTATAGACCATTTCTCTTCCTTAACTAGATCTACATAAGCCTTAAGCATGCCTTCTTTTATCAAGTTGGAGTCGTCCTTGTATTTTTCCAGTAACTCAACTGCTCTACTCATATAATTTGTTTTTTTTTAGTTACTTAATTCTTTGTTTTACATAATCTAACATTTCATCCAACATCTTACACCCCTCTGAATACTTAGGTTTATTGACCCCTCTTATTTTTATTTCTTGAGCTCTCTTCTCTATTCTATCTAAGTGGCATCTCTCAATATATTCGAATGTATCCATTATTTTCTTGACCCATAGACTATACTTAACCGCTTCCATATACCAGTCATACTCTCCAGCTAAAGTTCCACCTACACTCTTTACTAAATCCACTATCGGTTGAATCATAGTATTTGAAATAGCCCCATCCAACTCCTTTAAAATTCTAGATAAACTCACATAAGCATCTAATCGTTCTTCTACAGGTTTGCTTAATATTCCCTCATACTCCTTCACTTTCTCCTCTACAATTTCCCTGTGTCTTTCTAGTTCTGGGGCTATTAAGTGATCTAATTTCCCTAAAAGCGCTTCAAGCCTATTAACTAAGTCTTCCGGCATTCTTCTCTTGTTTATATCGTAATAGTCATAGATAGATATTGCACCTTTTGAATCAAATCCCTTCTCCTTATAAATCTTCTCTAACTTGTCGATAGCCTCATAGTGTACCTTTAATTCCTCTTTTGTCATTTCAACTCACATACTTGTTATACATCTTAATCTCCTCCCTAAGCTCACTGATCATCCCAACAGCTACAGGGAATTTAACGTACTTTTTAGCCATGATATCCAACTGCTTTATAACTTCATCTGCTTTCCATGGTGTCGTCCTTAGAATCTCGCTATACTTATCCAAACGAGCTCTAACTTGTCGGTTCACTATAGGTTCCATTAATCCTTCCATAATCTAATCTTCTTCATTTAAGGCGTCTTTGAACTTCTGCAGTGCTTCTCTAATTAAAGCCCTCATCCCAAATGCAAATATAAGAAAAATAACTAGTACATTAACTGCAGGGATTATAGACGCCCATAACAATATATTTCTAACTCTCTTACTCTTTAATCCCAGCTTTGACCTAAATTCGTAGTCTGATATTACTGTAATTAGGAAAGCTGAGAATGCTACATGAATTAAGATGTGTATGAAAATGAAAATCGCTGTCTCCATAAGTTTAGTAAGAGATTGGTGTTAATTCTTTCTTAGTTCTCCCACCAACATAACAAGGAATAGTGAGTTCATACCCTACATTATCCGCCTTAGATGCTTTATTATACACCTCACCATCATTAGGAGTAACTACCATATAATCAAATCCATACTCATACTCCCAATTTAGTTTACTTTTAAGCATTACCTCTGATATACTATTGCTTAGGAAATTAATCTTAATACTAGTAACTACAAATCGAACATAATAAATATCACCTTCCGTTTCACTAGAGAATTTATACCCCTTCCCTTTCAGTGTTGTAGCATCGGTTACATTAGCAGGTACAGGTGGAAGTTTCTCCTCATCTACATTCTTAGGATTACTTCTCTCCATCTGTTTAATAGCATCCTTAGTGAGTCTTAGTGTGTATTCTGCATTACTAGTTTTCTCCACTTCCCAATCCTCATCAGACCAAAATACTTCCCCAACGTGAGCTCTCTTAAACGCTTCTTCAAACGTAATAATCTCTTCCTCAGTTTGTCTTGGAGTTATTGCTAATGAATCTTCAACTGCCTGTATACTATCATTAGCTACTCCTTCTGTTTTAACTTCTTTTTCTTTAGCACATGAAATAATTCCTAAACCTAACAATACGCTTAATACTACTTTTTTCATAACTTTTTACTTTTTTTTATTAATTAATCTTCTTCCACCTCATGAACCACATCGATAAGGCTTTCTTTTGCTATTTTATATGAGAATTCCAGAGCAAACCCAATAAATACTAGAAAGTTCACCACAGGAATTACACTCAACACAAATAACGTTTTTCTCTTGATCTTGTTTTGGAATTGTCTATCTCGAATCTCCTGAACAAGAAAATAACTACACAAGGCATAACCATAAAACAATATAGCTATCATTGACGTTACTAAAAATATCTTCATCATACCTTTACTTTATTCTCTTTATTATTCTCCATTTTCTTCATATTCTTTTCGTTCTCCTATTATTGTAAGTTTGCAGCGTTCCCAATTTGAACTAAACTTTTTACCATCAATAACTGGGTACACGCTCATTATGGGCTCTTCTCCCTCGTTCCACACTAGATTAAAGTCCAATTCAAAATAAGCTTGACAGTCCTCCCTTTCTAAACCTAGCACAAACCATGCGTCCTCCCAACCCTGAATCGACATCTCCTCTTGTAAATTGAATACCTCTCTAAACCCAAAAGCCTCAACTACAAGAATATCAGTTTTGAAATTAATTATTGCTTCCATCTTTCTTCTTTTTGAATACTGTCGGTTCTGGATACTTAATTTCAGCCTTATAACTCTCAACCTCTCCATTACAACCATACACTACCCACATCTCTCCATCTTCCCCTCTACAATATATGGTGAACTCTAGCTCCGGATGTTTGAATGATATATCTCCTATTTCCTCTTCGCACTGATACCATTTAGTATTAAAGTAAGTGTCTACCTCATCATAATCCTCAGTCTCTAGAAAAGTCAACTCTCCATTATAATCCTCCTCTACACTAAACATCATATCTGGACAAATCGACTTAAAATCCTCCAGCAGCTTCTCCCTATTTTTCCCTTTAAGACCCTTTATATGAACATCGTAATCTGTGTAGTATCCCATGAATCTATATTTAGTTTTACCATAATGTTGACATAGGTAGCACTGCAGGATACACCTCTACTTGTCCAGCTTTCGCATAGGCTACCCACTCGTCTCCTATATCTTCACCATGAGCTCTAACCGTTACTCTTGCTTCTGTGATTTTCTCTGTAAACCTTGCTAATTCAGTCTCACAACCATACCATTTAGCTTTTAAGTAGACTTTATTATACTTTACTATTAATTCCTTCAACTCTTGCTCTCCTTTGTCATCAATTATAGCACTCGTCAACTCTGGACAACTATTTATTAACTCTTGCCTAGCTGTCTCTTTTAGGTTATCTTCTATATTCTCAAATGTAACCTCATAGTTTGTGTAATATCCCATTTCTATTTGTTTTTATTAATAATTTTCCCACTCATGCTCACCATTTTTAAAGTAATCCACTCTAAGGATATCAAAGTTTCTAGTCATGAAGGTTACTCTAATTTCTATATCCGGGTATTTGAAGGTAATGTTATCGATTTCGTCATACATCTCGTCCCACTTCTCTAGGAAGGCTAAGTATAACTCTTTCTTTACATCTCTACTCCTCAAAAACCACTCCAGCTGTCCTTTATACATCCTCATAAAAACTGGACATAGCTCTTCAAAATCTTTGTATACTTTAGCTTCATCTTTTCCTCTAAGCCCGCCTATCTCCATTGAATATCTAAACTCACCATTCATCTCTAAATCCAAAATCTACAGTGCTACACTCTCCATTTTGATACTTCTCCTGCCATTGATATCCATCTTCTCCATCACAACTAACCATAATCTCTATATCGGGGTATTTGAATGTTAAGTCTCCTAGCTCCTCTTGTCGGTCAGGCCAGGTTCCCACGAATTCTACCCAAAGCTCCTCAGAATCATAAGAACCGAGTGGAAGTATGTGGTTACTGCTCTCAAGGGACTCTACAAACTCTGGACAAAGGAGTCTCATATCTTCAGCTAACTTCTCCTTATCTTTCTTGTAAACTCCTTGAATAACTACATTGAAATCTATCCGGTAACTCATTCGATTAACTCTAAACCACTAACATCAGAGATCAGTTTCCATTCATCAGTCACATACTCAGGACCCCACTCTGAATAATAATACTTTACTCCTCGATATTCTATGTAATTATTTTTAACACTGTCTACATACTCCTGATCATAATAACTCCTCCAGTGTCACATAATTCTCACAGTCTAACATAAAGTACTCTCCACTCATCATAGGGACAACAATATCATTACCCCTAAAATACCTCGCTCCTTTAATTACTAGCATTACTTTTGGTTCGTTTTCCATATATAATTGTCTTTTTTGATTCCTACTAAATACCCTTCACTGTCAAACTCTAGATTATCTACACAAAGCTTATTAAATATATTCTCCCTCACTAACCTATCCTCAAGTGCGCCATAATAAGTACTCCCATACATAGTAACAAACCTCTCCACTTTATCTATCCATTGGTAATCGGGGTGAGTATCTAAGTGTTTAAGGTAGTAGTTGTACCCGTATTCGTATTTACTTTTATTAGCATACACCTCCTTTTGAAGATCATCCCTAAACTTAAACTGAGAATAATTATTAGCTTTTTGAATCTCTAGAAGTTTACCCCAAGTATCTAAGCTTTTTGACAGTTCTTCCTTATTCGCTTCTATAAAATCCTCTAACTTCATGAAACCTAAGGAGAGTAACTTTTCGTAATCCTTCTTTTTTAGTCGATAAACACTATACTCTCCTAGCGATCCTGTTGATTTCTCTCTAGTTATAAGGGTTTTAGATTGGTTAGATAAGTAGAATGATAGGGATTTAGGCTGATGTATGTCGATAGGAGTTATCATAAGAGTATCTGGAGTTTCAACCTTCTTCTGACGACCTATCCAGACTAACTCATTATCAGGAATATGCGGCACTCCAATAATCTTAGACTTAACCCAATCTTCAACTAATTTATCATGCAGGTTAAACTTATCTCTATCTATCATAATGTGCCCCTTTCTATTTTTCTTAACCCACTCTCTTTCTCTTAGTCCAAATTTCTCAGGCTTATAGAATACATCACCCTTACTTACATTCTCTACGATCCAACTCAACTTCATCCCCAAAACAGAAAGACAATCCCCGTAAACCTTAACTACTCCATTGTGCGGGGTTAGCGGAGTTGTATCCCAATCGTACCACCTAGACTGCACATCATTAAGACTAGTTCCATCAGTAAGAAATATCTCGAAGTTAATTGAAGCAGGTGTGTCTTTTGTTAATTTTAAAGCTTCACGTGCAAGTTCTAAATTCTCTATACCAAACTTACCTCCAAACTGCTTATTCTTATAACTTACAATCCTCTCCTTAACCTCGCTAGTCTTTTCTTTTAGTTTCTGGATATTATGGTCGTTTGGCTCTAAGAATTCACCTGTCTCATTAAGTTCTAGTTCTCCATCTTCAAATACAAGGGGGCACATTCTAGCTACCTCTATAATTTCCCTATACTCATCAGAACCTAAAGCACGCTCCCAGTCCATCCTAAGAATTCCATAAGATAAACCTTGATAAATGATAATGTTGTTGCTGATGAAGGTTGAAGTGAGTAATCCTAGTTCATCCGAGTATTTAACAGTCCCTACATCAACAATATTACCATTAGCTTTACTGTTTAGATTTAAGATATCACCAACAGCTCTTTTCCACTGATAATCCGTCCCTTGAACCTTAAACTCTAATACCGTACCCCTATCTGAACTAAAATCACCCTCTCTACGAATCTCATTATTAACTCTATACACAACTGCTTTACCTCCATTGATGTTTATATTCTCAGTAAGGTTCATTAAAGCTAAGTGGCTGTCCTGAGTAAAGTCTATGTTTCGGTAATCCTTTATTCTTATCTGGTTGAGCATATAGTTATCCCCCACTTGCTCTACCTGAATATTAACTTCTCCATCAATACCCCTAAAGTAATCCCTTAAACTACCTTCTTTTACGTCTCTATAGTTTTTCATATTAGTTCAATTTCGTAGTTAGCATCATCTTCCATCGTATCATAAAAATCCACTAGAAACTTGATTAAGTCCTCCTCATACATCTTTTGATCTGCCAGTCTTATCATCTTCTGAACCATCTCCTTAGTCAAGTCTCTACCCGTTCCCCAATCATCCATACTGTGACCTTCTACTTCTTCAAATAATTCAAATAGGTCAGGAGATCCGTATAAACCCTCGTGAAGTCTTATGTCAGATATTTTACTAGTGTCGAAGGGTTGTACATTTTTTGGGAACTTTGACACCTCCAGTACTCCGTTATTCTCTCTAACATGCTCAAAGTGGCTACCAAGATAGATAACCCTCTTAATTACCGTTCTGTATCCCATATCTTTCAAAAATTCTATCCAACAAATCTTCTACAAAATCCCTACAAGCTTCAGTTATGTCGTAATCCTCATCCCCACCATTGATATATCTCAGTACGCTATGAAGGAAATTCTCAACATCATACTTTTTAATTAGATCCCGCTTGATACACCATAATAGAATCCCATACATAGACGAAGTTAGCTCATACTCTGTCATCTCCATAGCTCTAATCGGTATAGAATCTGAATTATTAGGATTATCAACTTCAGAAACTGTTACAGACTCTAGTACCGATTCATAATTATCCTCATATAGAAACTCATACTTACTTAACAAATCTAATATCAAGTCAAAGTCTCCTGATTCTGGTAAATTTGAAACTAGCTTCTTCGGGTCGTTGTATAGATACTGATACTTCCCGCTGTTGTTATAATACTCTCCCATCCTTAGTTTAGGTATTTTTTCTTTACTTCATCTACAAACTTGTCGGCCTCCATTCTATCTTCAAGCTTTTTCTTTACAGGTTCTGCATATTTGTTAAGCACTTCCAGTAAATCGTCTGTGAATTCTTTGCTCCACTTAACATGATTAAACCTAGCGATAGCCTCCTCTGTTGAAATTATATGTGCATTTTCCTGTAAATCTTTAGCTTCTTCCCCTAACTTGTTCGACTCTTCTTTGATACATGCCATTACTCGGTTAATACTTCCAAAGATTTTCTCAACTAGCAGAACTTCAACTAACTCTCTATCTACTTTCATTTTGTTTGGTATTTAGGCACTCATGGAAGTTGGTCGTAACTATATATCCTCTTAACTAAATAATCTACAACTTCTTTCTTCTGATCATCTAAATAACTATTCTTCATCTCCCAGGTAAATAAAACATACTTAGAATTATATACTGTAGCAAGATTCCCATCAACTCTAAACTCAAAACTAATCATCTGAAGCTTCATCCAATCCAGTACCTCATCTATGGTTATTTTATTGTCCGGTAGTTTAAGATCATTCTGTATACGAGTCTTCACTAGATATAACTCATCCACTTGTACCTGCTTCTTGCTCTTATGGAACTCTTTAGGATTGATGCCCATATTCTCTAGTTGCTTATCGGTGTAAAGTGCCATAGTTTTGCATCTGTGATCACCTGAGTAGAGAATCATCCCCTTATCGGTTCCACATCTCTCATAAAATCTAAGTGGTGGTTCAGGTTTTACTTCTGCTGCCCTAGAGTTTGATTTGCATGAAGTAAGTAATAAGAGAACTGCGATTAGAATTAGTGCCTTTTTGATTTTCTTTTCCATTGTACTGTTGTTGTTATTTTGTTAGTTTACTTGAATTGGGACGTTATATACAGTTAATCTATACGTGTTGCCTTGATTAGTATACACTTGAATAGTGACAACTCCATTAGCAAACCTATTTACAGGAACACCGGAACCTTCAACAATAGCCTCATTAGCTTCCATCATAATACTAGAATACATAACTGTTGAGCTGTATGGACTAATATAATCAGAAACTACTTTTAATGTATGATGTTCTGTGTAGCTTCCTGTATATCCATAATCAAACTCAACGACGTAATCTATTTTATGTATTTTCTCTCCAGATATTGTTCTAACTCTAAAGTCTTTATACAAACCGTCTAGAGTGTAAACATATGAAGGTCTCCCCGGTCCATATGGGTACCTCTGAATTCCTTTTACATATATCCCAAATCCTCCTTCAAAAACTAGTGGCCCATCGTTATAATTATCCGTAAAGTCATTATTAACTCCAGGTGTTCTACTACATGATGCTAAACTGAATAGCGCGTAAACTAATGCTACTATTTTTACTAAGTGTCTCATTATTTCTTTTTTTTTTGTTGTTATTATTGAATTAAATGTGAAAAACTTATACCGTAATATCCGCCTTGATATAAAGTAGATTGACCTGGTGTAAAGTCTTCGTAATCCCACTTAACTGAAGGAATTTGTACGATGTCCCCCACTTCATATTGACTCCAGAAATCATTCAGTAAATCTGTAATATCATCATTAGGCGTCCAATTAGAGTACACTACCAAACCCGAATACATATCTTGGTAACTAACTCTAAGAACCTCTCCTTCTTTATCTCTCCAAACCCCTATTAATTTATAAGCAGTTAAGTAATAAGACCCCATATTCTCTACCCTCCATGTGTAGCTAGTTATAGGTATGTTATCTTCATCAAACCCTCGATAAGTAAGTCCATTATCCTCCTCTTTGGTTATTATATATTTACTTTGAGCGTTAATATTGGAAAACCCTACCATCACCAGTATTAGGGTTAAGATTAAATACATTTTTGACTTTTTCATTTTTGTTTATTTTTATGTTTAAACTACGATCTCGGCCTTGTTCTATAAAATTGTGATATAAATTAACATCGAACTCAGGAATAAGTGCCCAAGTTCCCTGCTTAATCTCTATTGGTTTGGAAATCATCTCGTAAATTCCACCTAATATAATATCTCCTCCAGTTGCTTGATAAAGATTTATTTCTGTATATTCTCCTAAACCTTTATACCAAACTTTATCATCATTATCCACCCCCTCGGATACCTTAACTACCTCTCCAGTTGCTAAATCTAAGAAGGTAAGCTCTACTATTTTACGTAGGTTAGGATTTTTCTCCATGACCTTGTGATGTCTAAGTTTCCACCCAACTAACATAAAATAGGAGTAACAGTAGTGATTATTCTTAGCTTCAGGGAGGTTTTGCTCTTCTAACCAAGCTGCACTACTATTTTCCATATCAGTATTAGTAGCATATGCGTATCTTGGAAAATCTCTAATAGAACTCGCTGTATACAAATCCTTATATTTCCACTCCCAATATTTACTTAGGTCGGTTCTATGGATTGAAGTTCTTAATGTCGCTGCAGATATAGAATCTTCTCCTGAATTACTTTTTATATTATACGCAATTAACTCATCATTTTCCCCTCTAATCTCTACAAGGTAATCTTCTCGGCTAAGTGGTTTAAATTCTTTTACGGTTTGTCCATAGCCCATAATTACAATAAAGACTAGGAGCATTTTAATTATTTTATTCATTTTTCTGTTGTTGTTAAATTGTTGAAAAAAAAAAAGAAAGTGATAGGAGCCTGAAGCCGTGCCATAGTTACTCTCAATTCTTAAAATCAAAATAAATCTATATACACAAACTCCAAGCTCCTCACTTCCGTTACCCTTTTATATTAAACAATGAAATCACTGGAAACATCTCATAATTCACTCCTTCAGGTATATCTAACCCCAAGTAAACTCTAGATGATTCAAATGTTTCAAAAGTTTTATCATCATACACCGCTAAGAATAAATCTGTATCTCTAACGGTTTCTTTTGCCTCTAATCCCATCGCTTCTAATCCTTCTACTGCTAGTCTTAATTGATGAGGATCTAGGAAAATTAGTTTAAATGGAGCTTCTACTTCTGATTTTGAAATTGACCTCACTTCTTCAACTAATTCCTCAAGTTTACATTCTGGACATTCACACTCACAATCCTCTTCATCATCCTCTTCTGTATCCCAGCTTTCAGGTTCATCAAAACTAAAATCCATGTCAGCCTCTTCTAATAGCTTAATGTATAGGTTTTCAAAAGTTCCAGTATTCTTAAGATCTTCTATAATAGCCTCCTGATCTTGGAACTTCTCACAGATATACATAAATCCATCCAGTCCATTAAGCCAAACAAAATCTTCATCAGGATCATCTGCTAATACAACTTCCCCTAAATCATTAAACACTATATAAGGGGCGTCTCCCATAAAGAACTCTGTCTCATCTAAGTTAACTAGCCTCTCACTAAAATCTGCTGGTAACTCTATACCTTGAATTTTGCAGATACTTTTAAACATTGAAACCTCTGAATTATCTAATAACGAGAGGCTTAATCTTTTAATTTTTGTCATGACTTTTTTTTTATTAATTGTTACTTACTTGTTTTACTCTTGGAGCTTTACAACCATACCCCTTACTTTTAACTATTGTTGTGTACAGGTTTTCAAGATTGTTTAATTCATTGTAGAGATAAGAGAAAACCTCAAAGCTGAATATGGTTACAAAATTATCATCTCCATCTCTCTCAGGATCTATTCTCACTTTACCGAACTCATCAAAGACAATAGTTGCATCGATATACTCCTCTTCATATGATCCAGTATCCAAAATGCTCCCCTCCATTATCTCTTCGTAGTCATCTGGTAGTTCTATTCCTGCAGCTCTACAAAACTCCCTAAAGTACTTAATTTCAGATACACTGCAGAGGTTTAAGTTTAATCTCTTCATTACTTATTACTCCAATTCTTTCTTAACCAATCCACTAGATACTTAGGCAGGACCTCATTCTTTATTGCCCACTTTAAGTAATCTAGCTCTTCGAATACAGGAGTTCCTTTATGTTTACCTATGTTCCAGCAGATCTTACCGTCTATCCTTACAAGTATTCCTGCAAAGTCAACAGTATTATCTCCCTCATTTATCTCCTCAAGCGATTTAACGTACTTTTTAGACGACATCTGACCTTTGTGTATCTCTATAGTCGCTAAAACATCTTGAGTTGAATTATGATGAGTTTCTAGGCTTTTTCCTGTATACCTTTCATAAACCGATTCTAAGTCCATCTTTAAAATGTGCTTCTCGATCTGTAGAGTGTCTAAAACCTTAAAGTCTAGTAAGCAAACATCAATACCATACTTGTAGAGCTGATTCTGTAATAACGGCAGGTCAAACTTCTTAATATTATGTCCTACCAATGTAAAATCAGGTCTAGCTTTAAAGTACGCTTCGATTTCAGATTTGTACTCACCTAAAGTTTTAAACCCCTTAACGCTCTCATTAGAATATCCGTGTATCCCAGCAGCTTCTTCACTAATATCAACTTCTGGGTTCACTTTTAAATCTAATGTCTCTCCTGATGAATCCCTGAAACTAACAGAAACAATGCCATCTTTACTAACATCGAGTCCACTAGTTTCAAGGTCAATGTATATAAATTTTTCTTCCATAGTCTAGCCAAGAACTCCTGCAAAGTCTCTAGTCTCATGGTATCTTTCTAACCTAGCCTGGAATCGTTTAATAATTCTCTGGTCAATAGTTATGATTTTACCCTTTATGTCCTCCACTCTATCTTTGAAGAACTTATAAACTTTGTCTTGAAGCTCTACTACTAATCCACCCTCAGACTCACCTTTTACTTCCTTCTCAGTATCTAAGAGGCTGTACATTGTGGTAAAGTCTATACGAGCCGTTTGAGAGACTAATATTCTATACTCAACCCCATCTTTAACTAGAGCATATAGAGAATCAAACTCCTCCGAAACATTTACAGTTGGCTTTTTGTTGATTACCATCTTCACGAAAAAGTCCCCTTCATTTAATCCCAACACCTTACTGAATCCCCATAAGTAGCTTTCCCAGTGAGTCTTAAGAGCGGCTACATTAGTTATAACCTCTTTACTCTCTTTTCTACTTACAGGAAGCTCTAGGATAAAATTCTCAGCATCACCTGGAATTAATCTCATTTTGATGACCCCATTGAAGATCTTGTGACCTGTCTTGGAATCATTTATGTAAAACTTCATGTGATTTAAGAAGTCTACAGTTTTTTCTTGATTGATGCTTAGTCCTTTACTCTCAAGAACATATAATACTGCATCCATGTCTAAATTTACGTTTGTTGTTGCCATTTTTAATTATTTTTATTTGTTAGTTGATTATTTTGTTAATTCTTCAAGTTCTTTAATTAGCTGTCTTTCTCTTTTAAGGATTGTTTCAGCTTCATCTAGTAGGTCAATTTTCTTAGATAGCTTATCCCAACCTACTACATCCTCTAAATCGAGAATTTTACCTTCCTCCAAAACTTGTTCCCACCCAGCTTGAAGTTTGTTGTAGTTTTCTTGGAGGAATTCATATCTTTCTATTATCTCTTCATTGATTGCTACTATTCTTTCTAATTTTTCTGTTGTATTCATTTTCTTTTTGGTTTTATTGATATTAATTACACAGTTAACATTGCTCTTTTAATTAAATATGAGCCCACAATCCCTATACAAACTATTACTGAGATGTATGAGATTAACTTAGATTCAGCACCGCTCTCCATATCTCGAGTTTGACGGTTTGACTCTTTAATGAAGTAGAAGCCATAAACCGCTAGATATAACACTGCTGCAAAGATCGCTACGTAATACCAGATTGTTTCCATAATTATTACGCTTTATTAAGGTTGAACACTAGGTACATTATTTTCCCTCTCCATACCCTAACTACCTTAACTCCAGGATCTTTATCTAGATATCTATGGCTAGTAGGGTTGATAGCTTTGATGAACATATCTCTCGCTTTATCTGGAGTTACGTTCATTCCTAGCTTCTTCTTTAACGCCCCAGCTAAATCTTCAGGACTCCAAGTAGGTGCTTTTCTAGCTGGAGTTTGGTTGTAGAATACTGGGTCATTAGCGTCTACAATGTCAAGGATTACTGTTCTTCGTCCTTGTTGTGTTTTAATTGTTGCTAAGTCCATTTTATTTATTATTTACTTTTTATTGTTATTTATTCATTTACTTTGTGGGTTTACTGTTATCTTTTGAAACCACATCTGAAAGTAGTCTAACTAATGCGTAAACTACTATTATTACTATTCCTGTCATTTTTTTTTGTTTTGTTTTAAGGGTTTGACCATACATAAAGGTAAAGAATTGTAAATAAAACTCCACCTACGAAGAATAAAGAGAGTCCAAGTTTATCTCCTGCTTTGTCTTCTTTTGATAGTTTTTCGTCTACCATTCTAAGTCCATAAACTAATAGTAATCCACCTGCTAATAAGATTGAGATTACTACTAATGCTACTAATTTTTGTGTTGCTAAGTCCATAATTGTCTGTATTTAAATGTTAATGATTCTATTTAATTCGCCATAAAGAAAAGGAGCCAAGACCTGTTTTAGACCCTGACTCCTCCAAAATAAATAATAAAATGGCTGTAGGTTGCACTATGCTTTTAGGCTATTAAACCTATGGCGCACTCCTACACCTATGAAAATTTGATATTGTTTCTCTTTAATTAGGCAAGAACTGGTTGGTAGATTCAACTTGCCTAACTCAAAAGTAAAAATAAAACGATAACAACAACTTGAACGATTTAAAAGAACTACTGCGCACTACCAACCAGTAAAAAAAAATCATTTAACACTTATGAGAATAGCTATGTCCTACTGTTGTTATCTATTTTGTTCGATTATTAAAATTGTTGAGCTCGCTGGCTGATGAGATTTTCTTAGTTTTGCTCAACATGAATTGCAAGTGTAAAGATCGAAGCTGAAATTTAAAAGCATATATAATGATCGCCTACTCACTCTCAGCCAGCGGTATTTAGATTATAATTTTAAAAAACAATGTAATAAAAGAAATGGGAAAACATCGAAGGTAAACTCTCCTATGTGCTCTCGCTTTATATTTTTTTTTCTCTCTTTACACTAGTGAACTACCTCTAAAGTGAGGCTTCAAAGTAACTCTAAGTGGTTACCAGGCTAGTCCCTAACCTTTATTATTACGTTGAAAGCAAAACATCAGAGTATTTAACCCTATGTGCTATTCTGCTATTCAATCTACTTCTCTTCTCTTACATATATAAGGCGTTAACCATAGGTTTTTCCGGTCTATTTCAAAGGCTCAAATTTGGCTAAAAATAGTTACTCAAAACAAGTAAATGTCTTAAGTTTTATAAGAATCACTAAAGTGTAACTCTTAATGGTATACTACACACCTCTATTGGATAACTAAAATCTCCAACTACTTTCTTTAGAATATTAAGTGAACCATTAAGATCGGCATTAATAAGTTTACCTTTAGCTGATTTAAATAATCCTCTCTTTATTCTTTTACCTAAATAACTCTCATGTTCCTCTATAGTTTCATCATCAAGGAAACTACATTTAGACGTATAAGATTCCTCTGTAAGTACAACATTGATACCCTCTAGTTTACATTTATAGTCTAACTGTTTAATAAATGTATAAAAAGGTATATTAACAAAAGATTGATTATTAGTTCTACCTAAGTTAATGTTTTGTTTCCACTCCTCGTTGTAACCTATTACAAGAGTACTTATATCATTAGAAACTAAGAAATTCACTATCCTTCTAGAACTTTTATGTAAATAATCTTTAACCTTGTTGTTTCTTATGTTTGTTATACTTTTTATCCTTTTTGATGTTTTCTTATTACCTTTTAAGTGTGACTGTAGTCTAGCTTTTTCTTTATTATAATATTGATTGATAGATTTTAAAGGTCTACCATTAATACTAAAAGGTTTGACTACATTAGATGAAACCATAGCTAAATTGTTTAACCCTAAGTCAATAGAAGCGTATCTTCCGTTATCACTTTTAGGTTCCACTTCATCTACCTTATAAACTACTTCAATTACATGATGGTTATTTCTAGGTAAAACCCTTACTTCAACTATGTTAGATTCGGTTACTTTTGTAGGTATTTCTATAGATAATCTGGATAGTTTAATTATACCTTTTCTAAGATAAACTTTAGATACAGCATCTTTTGGGAAAATAGTTACATACCTACCATCTTTATCTAAATACCCAGGAATTCTAACAGGCTTATCATGATTACCACTCCGTTTCTTTTTAAGTAAAGCAAAGAATGACTCAAAATTCCTATTAAGTAATCTTAAAGTTTGCTTAGAGGCTCTAGTAGGCAGAGCATAGTAGTTATCATCTTTAGAATCAACCATTAGTCTATCAACCTTAATCCAATCTAAATAACTCTTAGTTTCAAAATAATGTTGTCTAACTAAGTATAGAGCTTTATTGTATAAATTTTTAGACTTAAAACATAATTCGTCTAACTCCTTATTATTTTTTATGATATGTCTTTCTACTAGGTACATCATTTCAAAAGTTTAAATTTTATCATAAACTCCTCATATTCCCGTGTAAAGTAAAGCTCTCCATCCGTATAGATAACCACTCTTAAACCGTCTCTCTCGTTCGTACAATCAATCCCATCTAAAGTTATGACTGTGTACTCTTTCTTGTTTTTCTTGTTTACGTACTTCATGATTAAAAATTAGGGAGGCTCAAAGAAATTTAAAGAGTATATAGAATTATGGAACAATGATGAGTGATAAGATGAGCCTCCCTATATACTGTTTCATATGCTTTTAGGGGAATTCAGAATAACTCCAAACTCCCACATTATTAAAAATCAAAAATTATGGTTATGTTATTATTTAGACAATATCTCTCTCCAAGTCTTCAAGTATTTACAGTCCTTATAAGCATCCAGGTTCATTTCTGTTGTAAACCCTCGTCCATCCTTTAAACTGAAATACCGAATAAGCTCTAAGATATACCCTTCAACTCCTGCATCTATTTCATCTATTACCTCCTTCTCTAATGCTAATATAAAGTCATAAAGGTAGGAAGTATAAGTAATGAAAGGTTTTGACTCATAGATATTAATACTGCGAAGACTGAGAACTACGGGATCATAAAACTTGAATTCCCCTCGTGTAGCCCTCAGTACTGCAGCTTCTATGTCAAGTATTAGGTTCTCATCTATATCATCGGAACTATCAAAGAAAACAATATAAGGACAGTCAATTAAATTACGGATATTATAGTAACTCCAAAGATCTGACTGGTGTACCTTATTCTCAATTACACTCGGATATACTGGGGAATACTCACTTCCGTTATCATAAATATCCACCCTTGAAGCATAGTTACCTCCTAGAGCGTTTTTAATCTTCTCTGCTAATTCTACTGCTTTCTTCTGGTTGTTGTAGTTTTTTATTATATAATGCACCATCGTTATTCATTTTTAGTTAGGGAGCAAAGATCTGGTAACTCTAAGCTCCACTGATGAAAGACCTTTTCCCTCTTTGGATTCCATCATTTACGTTTAGGGAGTGTAGAGGTATGATAGCATAAAACATGGAATTATTTGTCAAACTTAATAAAATTCCCCCTACACTCCACTTGTAAATTAGATTATGTTTTAATAGGCAAAGATACAATTCATATTCACCTAGGGAGCCCGAGTTGGTTATCCTCAAGGCTCCACTATATGAAAGCAAATTTTAGTTTCTCTTCACGATCACTTCATACTCCGACCTATCTTCACTAATCCCAATATCCTGTTTGTTAGAGTAGAAAAGGCGAATAATGTTGTTCTCCAAATCTGGTTCCACTATCTTCTCTTCACATATAAGGTTTTTCCCAGTGGTTTTGTCTGTCACACTTACAACCTCGTATTTCAAGCCTTCTTTGGTCATCTTATCTAGAACTCCTTTAATACTTAGACCTGTTCCACTCAGTTTTATCGTATCCCTATCAACATTAGTAAGTAAAGCTCTATCATAATAATTAACTCCCACTTCCGTCTCAAACTCCCATCGTATTCCAAATTGATCGTATAGGAATTCTGTAAAGTGGATTGTATAGAACTCATTAATGTCGAAGATCTGCTTAACTGGGAAATAATTTATACAAGAGTCATGAACCACAATGAGAGGTCTAATCTTAATATCTAACTTCTGCCCCTCTCTAAATATATTGTAAAACCCGGAGGCTAGAGCTACTGCAGAGAATCCTTGAATATGCTGGTTAATTCCTAGTCTCCCCCATTTATCGGAAGGATCGGAACTAACATCAAGAACATCCCCAAGTACAGTACTCACCATTCCGTTATGTTCTATACAATAATTAGACTTTTCTTCAATATATTTAGCTACACCTCCAATGGCTTCAAATAACTTATCACTATTTTCTTGAGCTTCCTCTACGCTTATCTTTGCGGAGTGAGCCAAGGTTTCAACGCCCATTCCATACATCTTACCTAGCAGAAGAACTTTATAGAGACCCCTTTGTCCCCAATAGTAACTCTCTTCATGTCCGGGCGTGATGATCTTGGCTGCATTGATATATGGGTCTATTCCTTTACTATAAGCGTCGAGCATTACTGGATCTTTGGAAAGGTAAGCGATTGTTCTTACTTCCGCTCCACTACAATTATGTTTAGGCTGATTCGTTACTTCAACCCCAATAGGACAACTCGTATCCCAGCTCCATGTTACCACAGAGTTCAGACTATATTATAACCTACAGCTTTACCCGTTTAGGTTCCTACTCTTTCCCAGCCACTTAGCCAGTACTCTACTCCCTTCTCTCCGGTTTCGATAGTCGTTACACATTTCTACTTAAACTCTTGAATATACTTAACTACAGCATCCCTCATAGAATTTGGAAATATTTCGGTTGATTTATGTTTATATGAAAAATCCACATTCAAAAACTTCAACTTTATATTCTTTTCCAAATTAATTATATCTATGGAATTTCCAGATTTTACAATAACTAAATTAGATAAATCTCGAGTTCTCTTATCCATCTCCCTCATTGTTATATCAGATGTCCACCCAATCTTAAAACACTCCTCGACGTCACAATCCGCTATGTAAAGGTGAATTAAGTTTAGGTTTCTTTTAGTTATAACACTTAGAGAGCGACTATACTCATTATTTATCCAAGTTTCAGGTCTCTGCCAAATATGAGTCCCTACCTTAGCTTCTTGTTTCCTAGCACTAGATATCCCTTCAAATTTTCTCTTTAAAGTCTCCTCATCCATATTTCCTTTTTGAAACGGGTGAAGTCCTTTAGATATTTGTATTGCTGTAGATCTTTTACTATATTCATGTCCAAAGTTATGGCTTCCATCTGCGATCTTACTTAAATTTCTCTTAGTCAAGTAGCATCCCTTTGAACAAAATGTTTTGGCGTATTTTCTTGCTGACTTACAGTTACAGTGTTCACATATTATATAAGTAACTTCCTCTCCTTTGCTCTCATAAAACCTATTCCACCAAGAATTACAACAAGTTTCATTACAACAGAATCCTCCTTCAACTTCTTGTTTCTTAAATCTCGGTAGGTTAAATTCATTCCCACATTCTTTGCAAGTCTCTTTTATTATAGCCATATTTTAAGTTTTAATAGTTTAGCTCGGGATTATCCTAAGTCGACGTGAACTACTCCAAAAGAGGAGCTTCAAGATAACTCTAAGGAGTTACCAGGTTCGTTCCGAACCCTTTATTATAGATATTTATAGCTGCATTATAGTCCCTATCTAAGGTTAAACCACAGTTAGGACAAAGCCATACTCTATCCGTTAATTTTAAATTATTATTGATACAACCACAAGAGCTACAACTTTTAGAACTAGGATAATACTTATGTATAACAATTAAGTTACACCCATAAAGTTCAGCCTTGTAAGTTAAGAACCTCCTAAAGGCATACCAAGAGCAGTCTAAGATTCTTCTAGATAAACTAGAGTGATTCTTAAGCATATCCTTTATATCTAAGTCTTCAATAGCTATGCTTTTATAAGTAATTACCAATTCTTTAGTTAGCTTGTGTATAAAGTCTAACCTTTGATTAGTAATCTTTTCGTATAACTTAGCTATTTCCAGTCTAACTCGTTTACTTTTAGATTTACTAAATTTAGTTTGTAACTCTTTAAGTTTAACAAGGTTTTTCTCTAGATACATAGGATAGAATACTTTGGTTCCATCTGAAAGTGTAGCATAAGTTTTAATCCCTAAGTCTACTCCCGTAGCGGAGCTAGGATTCACTCCTGGTTTAGTTGGTACTTGACTATCATACTCAACTGTAAGTGAAACATAGTATTTACCTGAAGGATTTAACTTAATAGTGGCATTTTTAATTGTACCTAAGATTTTTCTATGTTGTTTAACTTTGATACCACCTCTAAACTTAGGAATAGATATACGATTATCTTCTAGTTTAACAAACTGTGGAACTCTAAAACTAAACCTATAAGCCTTCTTAGATTTAAATTTAGGAAAACTAGCTCTACCTTGATAAAAATTCTTAAAAGCTTGATCTAAATCTTTAAGCGTAGCTTGTAGTACTTGAGTACTAACCTCGTTTAACCAGGAGTATTCTTCTAGTTTCTTTAGGTGAGTTAAAGCTTTATTTAGTTCAAAGTAGCTAAGGTTGATTCCATTTTCATCATAGTAGTACTTTTTAAACTTAAGCATAGTATTATAAATAAACCTAACTGAACCGAAGTGTTTGTTGAGTAATACCTGGTCCTCTTTGCTAGGATATAACCTAAAATTATATGCTTTGTTTAATTTCATGAGGCAAATATAGAAATAATAATTTTATTAACCAAATAGATTTTCATCTTATTAGGTGTTCTGAATTTTAATCAGATATAGGACGTCCCCCGAATTAAGTAGGTTGTTTTATCATAGCATTTCTGCATACGTGATACCAATTAGTTAATATCAAAATAGCTCATCAAATAGCCCTCAGGTGTAGTTATTACCCTTTTAGCCTCATCTTTTGGAGACAGTGTATGTATAGCTGCAGACCATCTCTTAGACTTCTTACAACATATCTCGTATCTCTGGTAGCTCTTTGTAACAGGTCCACCAAAAGTTTCAGTTGTAAATAAGTTCTCATCATACCCATTAGTCTGCTTATCCTCTTTTAGTAGAATCTTTTTAAGGTATGTTTTAAGCCTCTTCTCTGACTTCTTGAACATTCGGTAAGCTGTAGAAAGTTTAACCAAAGATTGTACGTTATTGTGCCTTACATCGATATCGTCAAAGAACTCTATAAAATTATCCTGTTCCTCCTTAGATAGTTCATTAAAAGCTCCACCTTGAAGGAATGCTGCTAGTTTACTTTCTTTTCTTTCTTTTAGTTGGTATAGTACAGGTTCAATGATAAACTCCATTCTCTTGTGTAGATCTGGATGTTCTTTTTCTTTCACCTTACCTCTTGTCATGATTATATGGTAGATTCTAGTCCAGTCACTCTCCTTTGTAAACCCTGCTTTCTCCAAGTCTTCTGAAACTATCTGTAAGTCTGGAGTATTAAATATAGAAAGGTCACACTCTGGAAGCTTGTCTATTATATACTTCTCATACTCATAATAAAGCGTAGCTAAGAATTTCATACTCTCTATTGGTGAAGCTACATTTACTATATCTGAACAAAAATCTACAATCTCCTCATTTGTCCACTCTTTATCTCTCCCTAATCTTTTCTTCTGGTTATACTCTTTGAGGCTGCAATTCATAAGTAAATTCTCTAGATTCCTCGCCACTCCCAAGTTTAAGTAGTAGTCTATTGAATTAGGTAGATAGTAGGTGAGTTTAAGCTTCCTGTCAATATCATCAAATAACTTTCTCTTTCTAAATGTACCGTCTTCTATTCTACTGATTTTATGAAGCTCTAGTTGTTCTTTAATTAGTAAATATAAGTCTTCTCCATAATTACAAAGCATGTCTTCATTATACCCGGACTCCCAACTCTCATCTTGACACGACTTTAAAATCTCCTTACTTGAATGTGGGTTTATTCTCCGGTTGATTAGAGAGTAGATTGTTATAGGCAAATCACCATCATCTCCTTCCTCACTACCGCTCATCTTCTTTAAGTAAAACGAGGCTAAGTTAAGATTCATTATAGCAGATATCGATTCAAGTCTATCCACATAATCCTCCCACACTTCTGTATCCTTAAGGTAGCCGTCAAAATCAAGTAAAGCTCCAAGTCTAAGGTTGTCACAGAAAGTATTCCAAGCTGTATCTGAGTAGCTTAAGTTTGCCTTCTTCTTTAGCATTACCGTATAAAATGAGTCAAGCATACAGTATTTACCTAAGATTGAAGAAGGGATAGAGGCAAATGGATTATTGTTACTCTTTTTCATTAACCTCTCGAATTCCTCCTTCTCTCCGTACCTAGTATATATTTCTTGCTTAGTTTCTTCATTACCTTCAAATATCTCTGGGAGTTTCTCTAATAAGTAGTCAAAGTCATCATCCCAAGAAGCTACTCCCAAGGCTTTCATTGCTGTATATTTTAGGGAGTATCGTTTAAGGTTGTTTCCATCTAGAATATTAAGTACAGCTGAGTCATGGAAGTTATAGTATTTTTTAAAGAGAGTGTAAGTAGCTCTACATTCAAACCCTACGTTATATGTGTAAATCCTATCTTCTGCTGAGTCTAAAAATTCCTTATATCTCTCTAAAAAGTAATCGTAGTAATCTGTACCTTCAATAAACTCCATATCATAGTAAGCGGCATCTCCTGTTTCAGCTGCTATACCCACTCCCATTATCTTCACATTAGGTTCGTTTATTGGAATACCTGAAGTTTCGTAGTCTAATCCAAATATATAATCCTTAAGTGTCGCAAAGTAATTAAAACTCCTGTCGATATCTTCTTTAGTTCTTATAACCTTTGCATATCTTAGCTTAGGTGGATTAATATTGATGTAGTTAGGATTGTACAAGAATTTATCTACATCGTTATACTTTAGGTTAAGCTTTTCATAGTCGATTCTATACCAAGGTCTTCCTGTCTTCTTACTTACTCCTGATTTAGCTACAGCATTGAGGATTTCTGATTTAAGTCTCTGATTGTTGTTTTCAGTTAGATGATTATAAACCTTTTCAGATACAAACTCAGATTTCTTCTCTCCCCTAATGTAAGCGAATTTTAGAATAGCTCCATTATTAAGAACTAAGTAAGGCATTTTAACGATATCCCCTATATGCTCATTTCTTGGACCTAGGTGGACATTTTGAACCTTTGTTATATAATCGTAAGCTTTCTTTTCCATCACGAGGTACTTTTGACCTGGGACGTAAGCTATTTCAGTAGGAGAGGATAGATCACTAACAACTTTGATTTCTGTGTCTTTGAATTTCTCTCCCCCTAATTTAGCTAGGTCCTCTTCGTGAATAATAATGGTTGTGTTCATGTATGGTAAATTTATATTATTCTAGATTGTTTTTATGGGGTATGATCCAGCTAGAGTTACTTCACCACTTGGCATCTTCTCTAAGCTGTAAACTTCATTATCAAAACTTATAAGCACACTATCATCTTCCCCCATAAAGCTGTGTACAAAATTAAGTTTATCTCCAGTTACCACATATCGATAGTTACTTTTTCCATTTAATCTTGCTGGTACTTCTGCTAAATCTGAATACTCCAAAACAAGCTTAACTTCAAAACTATCTCTATTGTCTTCTGGTACCTTTTCTAATATTTCTTTAATTAACTCTCTCACAATTCTCAAATATAAAGTGTTTAACTCTAAGATATGGTGTAGGTAAGTTATAAATCTCCTCCCACATCTCCCCTTCATATGCTTCTAAAACAGTATTGTCTCTAAGCCTTACGAATATTGAATTAGGGCAGACTAGGTAAGAAGCTAATCCATCCTCACTATCTAATTTTTCACTATATGTCAGTACTCCTTTCTCTGGTAAATATTCATCATCGGTACTAACTGACAACTGATCTTCATTGAGCCTTAGTTTGTAATAGTACCCTTGAAAATCCATGCAGTCTATATTTTTAAAGTAAGCGTTAATGTATAATCTATCTAATGTCTCCATCTAGTTATTATCCTCCTGCGTATTTATTAATATCTATTTTTGTTTCGGTGAGCTTGATAAGAATAAACTCCATACTACCCCCTTCTCTGGCATACTTCTCTATATTTAACGACACTACTCTTGCATCATTAACTCCTAAGTACTGAAATAGAGCGTCTTGTACTAGTTTATTCATGTTATCTAAGTCTCTCCGACCACTACCCTGTTTAAGAACGTACTCTATATGTAAATGGTATAGTGGTATCTTTTTCATCCCTTCTATTATGCTTTCATCCTGTGAGTTTAACTGAGCTAGAATCCTATCTTTGAAATCCTTAGCTGCTGGTGCCATATATTTACCTCCTCCTTTCCTTGGCATATAAATACTGTTAACGGAAGGTATGGTGGCATCTTTAAACTCTAGAAGCACTGTTAATCCTTTCTTCATTTCAATATTTTGGTGATTTGGTGTTTTAAAATTATGAACGAACAATTAAAATCCTAAAATGGTAAGGCTGTCTCATTAGTTACTTCCTGCCCTGGTGTTATAGGCGGTGTAGCTACTAATTCCTTAAAAGCCTGATCTGCGTCCTCTTTATTTGACAACCCTTCTTTATCCCCTGTAGCATAACTTATAGATTCTTTCTTGATATATTCGTAACTATTTTGCCATGCTGTAGGTTCAATAGGGTTAGCAGAAATAGAGTCGTACCTTGTTGGGTGAATCTCTATGTGGTTTAATGAAGAAGATATTTGGTAAGGTACTTTATTTAGTTTCCCCCTCCTATTCTTCACTACTGCTATGTAACCTGTATTATATGCTGATTTGGGTGCTTTTCCTATAGTGATCTGCATGTCCAAAATCTGTTGTTTCCTAGAAGACTCTGCTAAACCTTGTAGTGGTATATAGTCATTGTCATAGAAGTTGATTTTAGGTTGAGATAATATAAACACAAGCTTACCTCCCCCTGCTCTAGAAAGTCTGGTTAATTCATCGTATAGAACTCCCCCAGCATCATACATACTCTCAGCTCCCGTTGCAATGTTAGCGTCATAGTCAATCACAAACATATCGAAGTCATCTACCCTAGCCATAAAGAAATTAACCAGCTCTGTAGCGTCCACTTTCTGAGAGGGTACACATGAGAATTTAAAGTTATGGTTAAGCACTTCTCTTGCCTTATCTATGTTTGCTTTAGGGTTGTTATATACTTCATTTACTGGTATTTTTAGAACTTGGGCAGACATACGAATAAGGAAATCAGAAGGTACTAAATCTCCAGCTGCCAAATACATAACTCTTTTCCCCGCTTTACATGCCTCTATACTTTCTGACATCGCAAACAAAGACTTACCTGAATTATGTACAATAGCTCCGTTGGCTAAGGCAAAGTTATGACACTCATGATCCACCTCTAAGTCATATACCGGAACTGTGAAGTCTAGTTTTTCTAATTGTTTATCTATGATTCTAATGTATGTTTTTGTTACAGCATCTTCTATTGAATCCATCATAGTTAAGTCCTCTACTGCCATCCAACCATCCATCTTTGTTAGGAATTTGTGATCTCTTGTGCATTTAATCATAGAGCCATCTTCAAAGGTAAGTTTAATTAGTTCATCTACTTCCTTGCTAATAAAAACATCCTTAACATCTGTAACTATAAACTCTCCCTCATGAAAAGAATCTACCTTAAATATTTCACCCTCAGATATTCTTTTGTGTAACTCTCTGAAGCTTATATTTCCCTTATCTGTTTTAACTTCCACAAACTCAGCAAAGCACCCTGGTTTACCTGATACACATACTAGTTGAGCATTTAAGTATTCACCTATTGGGCTACAGTCGTTAATCATCTCTATTGAACTTTTAATCCCCGACCCGTTTAGTGGATCCTCATCCCTCTCAGCAGCTTCATCAAAAGAGTCTATAAGTATGGTCTCTGAGAATTGATCTTTGTAATCCGTGTTTCTAATAAAATTTAACCTTTCTGTTGTATCTGCTATCTCATTAGACTTTAGGATTATCTCATTCTCACATAGTTTTCTAAAGGTGTTCCTATATTGAGCTATGTCTGATGAGGGTAACTTCTTAAACTCCATGATCTTACCAATAACCTTTTCCATAGCTTTAGGTGTCATCTCTGGAAGGTTATTTATTAGGAGGTGCTCATTTAAGTTTATTGGGTCAGTATCTCTAACTAATTTAGCTAGGGTTACTTCTAATGTATTATCTGTAAGTCCACTTCTAGTCAGGTAGCTTATAAAGTGTGACATGTTGGTTCTTGCTTCGTGTGTTAAGTAGTTGTTAAATAAGGCATAACACACATTAAGTTCTAATCGTTGCTCTACATCCATAATTAATTGTTGTGTTTATCGAAGTATCTATTGTTTAAAACCTCATCATAATAATCTAAGTTAGGGTCAAAGTGTTTACCTGCTATTTTCGCTATAAACTCGATTCCCTTCTGAAAAACCACAGTCTTAAAATATAGGTGTCTATCGTTATTCTTATCTACCCAAGTTGACTGAATGCTTCTAAAATACCCTGCATCAACATATCTTTGGTAAGGATCATTGTTTGACATTAGAATTTTATGGTATCTCAGAAAAGCGAACATCTTATTACGACCGAGCCCTTTTATATTTACATTCTTGGCAACTTCATTCATAGTAAAAGTATCCTTGCTGTCTGCTACAATGTCATAGAATTCAGCTTTAGGTTTCATTGCTTCATTCTCTAACTCTAAAGGCTTCACATACTGCTTCTCATATTCTAGTAGAGCGTATAATACTTGGTTCTCATCTCCAGCTGAATTCAAAATATCTAATTGGAGTTGATTCTTAAGAGGTAATACAGGTTGCTGAGCGTTCATTAGTTGCTTAGCTAACTTTTCACACTCAATAAAATATCTTCTTGCTTGTTTCCCTTTCTCATTCCCTTCAACCATTGCAAGCTCCTTAGCCATATCTAAAGTTAGTGCATATTCTTTTTTATTATGTCCTCCTCTCCCTGTTTGCTCGCCAAAATTGTTGAGCAATTGATAGTCCTGATTTTCAATGAATTCATACTTCTCTATTCTATCTTTGATCCAGTTTGAAAAATCTCTTCTGCTCTCTAAAAATTTGTGAAGTTCTCTAGCGGATACTACTTGGTTTCCACTTTCATTTGTTGTAATTTTAATAAGCTCGTTCATTGTTTTTGTATTTTAATATTCTAATTTTCTCAAGTTTGTTATTCTATCTTCTTCAAAATCAGTTCCTACATATAAGTCTAAGGTATTCTGAGTAATTTTAATCTTCACTCCATCTACTATAAGGTAAACAGCTTCTCCATAAGGTAGCTCTGGGAATAGATGATTAATACCACACCAGACAGGATGACCAGGAAGTATATTTACATGACTCTCTTTGGTCTCTCCTCTTTTCTTATAACCTTCAACTAAATCAAATAAAGCTCTCTTACATCTAACTGCTCTAATCTCATCGTCTATTTCTGCCAGTTGTTTAGTTACAGCCCTCTTTTTATATTCAAGGTTGCTGATCTGTTCTATATATTCGTTATCTTTCATGGCATTAATCTTTTTATTTCGTTAACTTTAGAAAGCTTATAGTATTCCTTTATCATCTGTATTTGGTGTCTAAGCTTCTTGGAGTATATAGGTACGTCTTTCTTAAACTCAATGCAGTATATATTAACCTCCTTCTCTCTACTCCTCCCTATAGCTTGAAGAATATGGTTAGGGGCTTTCTCTTCCAACATTAAAAATATACTCTTGATGTTTGGGAAATCTATAGAATTGTATCCGGAGCGTGTCCCAAAGAAAATATCCACCTTATGCTCCCTTACTAGATCTTTCGCCTCATTCATGCTTAATTTTTCTCCATTATAAGTGTAACCTGAGGAAGAAAGTATTAGTATGTTTAAAGATTTGTCTAGTTTAGGTGTGAGGTTCTCTATGACTTGTGTTCGGTTAATTGGTATAAAAGTAGTTCCTTGTCTATGCTTTACCATGAACCGATTGAACACGTCGATGAATTTAGGGTTGTCGTATAGATTATCTTTTACATAATTAAGGTTTATCCCACTAGTTTTCCCTGTCTCATCCACAACTATCTCTAAATCAGACTGGAATCTCTCTATATGCATTGTCTTGTGATCTGGAATTAAGTGTACTGTAGCATAACCGAAATACTTAACTAGATTCTCATTCTTTACATTATAATATTCGTCTGAGTTAGGCGTTAGTCTTTCAGTTCCAGATTTATTAGAAGTAGCTGAGAATCCATACATAAACTCTCTTCCCAGTAAAGTTGAATCTAAGTGAGCACACATCATATCGTTAAGACTCTGCTCCACCTCATCAAATAGAATAACCTTTACCTTCTTAAGCCAATCTATATTATCTTCATTTCTAGATTGTTCACTCCTCCAAAATCCCTTAGCGTTTATAAAATTCACATACAAGTTTGGATTAAAGTAACCTGGATCTTCTAACTTAAATTTACTACAGGCTCTATCCTTAAGTTCCTCCAAAGCCTTACTTGAAGACGTAATGAATAAGGTAGGTATTTTATTTTCATTAAGATAAGCAGCAAGGGTAGCCATAATCTCACTCTTGCCATATCCTGTGTAAACCTGACATAGACCTATTCTGTATCTAAGTAGTTTTTGTAGTAATTCGTTTTGGTTATCTAGTAAGTTTTCAAATTCAGGTAACTTCAATCGCATGTTCTCAATATATAAGGTTGTCAAGATAATTAAATAAAGTTCGGTGCTTATCAATAAATTCAATGATATCCCATTTTAAGTCTTTATCTTCTATCTTCTTAAATTTCTCTTCGTGTTGTTCAAGTAGGATATCAAACTGTTTAAGGGTGTTTTCTCTATCTAGGATAACCATAGTAACTGGTGTAACTCCTACATATTTTCTTGAGTTTATATCCCTTATTTCCTTTATCTCCTTACTTGTGAACTCTATTGTAATATTAGGTATTATCCCATCTATCTGTAATCCATTTGTGTGGTAATCGGAGTAGATGAATTTATAGTAGGTAGTTCCGTCTTTAAAGCAAACCTGTCCATCTATATTAACCAGTATTACAACTCTAGTATCCTTCATAGTTTATATATTTTACTCTCTTATCTTTATTTATTATGTCTTTGGCCTTTAGAACTTCCTCATCTCCAAAAACGCTGATACATCTGTTCTTCTCCCCATCTAAAAGGTATAATTCATCACCCTCATCTAGTTCAAAGGTTACACAAATAAATCGCTGCTCAGGTAGATTAAAACTCTCAAAGCACTCTCTATCTAATTTATAATACGCAGACCCTTCCTCCTTTTCTTGAATTCTGAGTCTTTTGATTAATTCTTCTCTATTCATTCTTAAGCTTTTCTAATTCATTTATATTCTCTATTTGATCTTTAAGTTTAGTAGCGAAATAGAAAGCCCACCCTTCATTAAACTCTAACTCTTTTTCTGTTTTATTGTGAGTGTTATAGAACTTGTAAACCTTTTGAATATACTTTGGAGCTGACTTTTGGTATAGAGATGCTGTGTTAAATTCTGAGTAAGTAGTTTCAAAGTTATTTTTAATCCCATCTAACTCCCAGTCTCCTTTATACTTAACTTGTAGCTTGTGATTCTCTAGTCTAAGTGTATATTCTTTTCTCGACTCCATTCTTCTATCAGTTTAGGTGTTCTATTCTCTGTTCTAGTTTTCTCTAAGAAGTTCTGAATCTGCATATTATTGTAGGTTAGGTCTGAAAGTTTTGTTCTTAAAGTCTCCTTATCTTCCTTGTTAACGTGAATACTCTCTGTGATGTACGCTCCAATCATCTTACCTGAGTTATCATCATACATTACAGCTGGGAATTGAGCGTTAGTTATCTCATATCCTTTACTCTCAAGCCAATCAGCAAACTCCTTAGCGAAAAACTCACTCTTAGTCATTGTCAGGTATAATCAAGGTATTCGGATCTTCTTTTAATCTTTCAACATAACCTGTGCTAGGACCTTCTAAGTGGAACAAATCACCTGCAGAGTATCTTATGTCAGTTTTATCCTGCATTACGGCTTTGTTGAATATATAAGGTCTATCTTGGTAAACTGCTAATCTTGAATGAAAGCATACTCCTCCAAGTTCCAATTCAGGTTCAGAGCTAAAGAGAGCGTCAAAGTCTGCAAGTTCTTCTTTAGTTACAACCTCTACTGGACTTGAAGTAATCTCTATCTCTTTAGGGTCATCTGTAACTTTAATAGCGTCTATATCTCTACTTTCTCTTAGCTTCTGGGTTAATCTTACTAATAAACTATAATTCATCTTTAATTCTTTTTTTTTTATTGTAATTTTTGTATAAGCATTTCTTCAGGGTCGTCCCCATTTGAATTCACTATGCTATAATCTGCGTATATAATTTTCCTCTTTAGTTTATCCCTTAAGTTAGTGGAGAGTTCTGTATTATCTAACCAAACCACAATCTTATCGGGAAGCCTGTCATCTAGGGAATTAATTTGAGCAGTTGTCATTGTTGAGCCTGAGATTGCTAGTACATTTACATCAGGGTAGACCATAGCGATAGACATAGCATCAAAAGGGCCTTCACATATTACATAAACATCACTACCTCTGTCAATAAGATAATAGGGTTTAGATTTAATAGGTGGTAGAAAATACTTCATGTCCCCTATTGGTTTGTAAAGTCTCTTAATGTAGTACTTAATTTCCCCATCAAAATAATAAGGAATATAGATCCCGTCATCACTGAAGCGTAAATCGAAGTTTCTATATTCCCTAATGAGTTTATTGTTACCTCGATGTCTAAAATATGCTATACCCTTTTCATCTATCGTTTCTGAGCCTCTCTCTATGTCACCTAGTCTTCTAAATTCATCTAAATAATCAGTACACCTAACCGCTTTCAAATAACTTAATATAGAATCTGTCCTTAGGTTTTGTGCGTTAATGTTAAGTGTATTATCTAGGAAAACTCGGTTACATCTATGACAATACCCAAAATCCAGAGACTTAGAGAGGTATAGTTTTGTTTTCTCATAGTTTAACTCCTCTCTACACTTTGGACACTGAATAATATACCACTCATCATTTTGCTTACAAGTGTATCTATCATCAGGAGGTAGGAGGTCGTCAAAACTTAATCTTACTACTCTAGACATCTTAGTTTGTTTTTAATTACTTTTTACCTTTCTTACCAGACTTAGCTTCCTCTTTCTTAGATTCTGACTCTGGAGCTTGTTCTTCTTCTTCTACTTCTTCTTCAACTTCCTCCTCTTCTGGTAAATCTTCTTCCTCTTCTTCCGGTGCTGGTGCTACTTCTTCAACTTTAGCAGCTTTCTTAGATTCTGGTTTAGTTTTTACCTCTTCTTTTACTGGAGCAATTTCACTATTTGAATACTCTAGGTCTGGTTGGCTTTCAATTACTTGCTTTTCTGGAACTGTGAAGTCTAAGTTTGATTTAAAAGACTCTCCAGGTCCTAAGCTTACGATTGTGCCTAGGTGTTGGAATGCGATGATCCCTGTGCCATTGTTTTTTACTGTAATTTCCATATGGTTTGTGTGTTAAAATTATACTTGTCTTGTTTCTTCTACGGTTTTAATGTCTGCCTCTGGATCAAAGATGTAACTCGGATTTACTTGACAGTCAGCTAATTGATTTCTCTCTGTTGCTGGAGCTGTTACCTTAAACTTAATTTGATCCGGTGTAAAGTTGTCTACGATTGCCATTATATCCCTGTCTGAAAGTAATGAGTTAATCGATTCTGCACCTGGTTGAATTGTAAGATAACGGGAAGCGATAAATAAGTTAATAGGCGCTGTCCCTACGTTAATGATTTGCATATGCTTTTTAAATTAAATGGTTTATATTCTCTGTTATGTCTCCGATTTCTGTAATTGTAGATTCAGTCGTTAGTATCATAGAAGCAATACTCGCAGCTGATTCCAAAGCTATTCTAGTAACTTTCTTAGGATCCACTACTCCAAGTTCATATAAGTCTCCATAAGTATCTCTTTTAGCATCATAGCCGTAAGAGAAAGATTTGTTTTTAATTACCTTACTTACTACTACCTCTGGAGATACACCCGCATTAGCTACGATTTGTTTTAGAGGTTCTAGGATAGCCTTCTGTACGATCTCTACTCCTAATCTCTCTCCCTCGCTGTTTGTTCTAAGATTAGATAACTGGGTTGATATTTTAGCTAGAGATGTTCCTCCACCTGGTAAGATTCCTTCTTCTAAAGCAGCACGAGTAGCATGTAGAGCATCTTCTATTCTATCTCTCTTCTCTTTCATCTCTACTTCTGAAGGTGCTCCAACATAAATAACTCCTACTCCTCCTTGAAGTTTAGCCGTTCTTTCTCTAAGCACTTCTTTATCGTAATCCTTCACAGCAGAACTTTCTTGGGACTTTAATTGAGATACTCTTTCTTTAATCTTTTCTTTGTCACCCGCTCCACCTGAGATCGTAGTAGTTCTCTCAGTGATTATTACTTTAGAAGCTCTACCTAAGAATGATGGCTCCATTTTACTTACTGGCAGACCTTTAGTATTAGACAGCATAGTAGCCCCTGTAATCAAAGCTATATCCTCTAAATAATCCGTAACTCTAGAACCTATACCTGGAGCCTTAACACAAGCTACTTTAATTGCTCCCTTTACTCGATTAGTGATTAAGGTGTTTAAAAGTTCTCCCTCTACGTCCTGAGCTATAATTAAAAGAGATTCAGAGTTTCTAGCTATTGGTTCTATTACCCCTATCAAATCCTTAAAGTTAACTAGTTTCATATCGGCTACTAAAATATAAGGATTCTCTAGAGTTGTTGTCTTTTTCTCTAAATCTGTCATAAAGTAAGGAGAAATGTAACCTCTGTCAAACTGCATACCTTCCACCACATCTACCGTAGTTTCGATACCCCTTGTTTGATCTTCCACTGTTACAATTCCTTCTTTTCCTACCTTAGAGAAAGCTTGTGAAATTAACCCTCCAATCTCTTTATCATTATTGGCTGAGATAGAAGCGATTTGGTCGAGTTTCTCAAGGTTAGATGAATCAATTTCTACTGAGTTACTATTAAGTAGTTCAATCGCTTTGTTCACAGCCAAATCAATTCCTGCTTTTACATCTACTGAAGCTATGCCGGAATCTACGTATCTTAGCCCCGCATTAACCATAGATTGAGCAAGAACTGTAGCTGTAGTTGTTCCATCCCCTGCTAGGTCGTTACTTCTAGATGCTACTTGTTTTAATAGTTGAGCTCCCATATTTTGCACTCTATTTGGAAGCTCTATTGATTTAGCCACAGAAACCCCATCTTTAGTTATATGTGGTCTATTCATTGGCTTTTCTATCATTACATTTCGACCTCTTGGACCTAGTGTAACTTTTACTGCATCAGCTAGAAGGTTAACCCCCTTTAAGAGTTCCTTCCTTGCTGTATCATTAAATTTAATTTCTTTTGGCATGATTTATTTTATCTTTAATTGTGTCGGTTAGGTTTTCGCCATTATTGTTGTAAACCTACCACTCTACTTATCTAATAACTTTGACTGATATTCTCTAATCATCTCGGAAATAACCAAGTGAATCGTATCTAAATGTCCAACTCTAATTGCTTTATCGAACTTACTCTCATTTGGTTTAATAGCTTTGATTCCGCTGACATTAATTCCGTAGTTATATAGAAGAACCTTATAGATTGCATTCCAAACCTCCATATAACTTATGCCACTGATATAGCTGTAATGTCTAACTAACTCATTAACTTTGCTTCTAGCTGATTGTTCTGGAATTTCTCCATCAACTAAAGGTATTGCTTCAAGTTGAGCCATTACATCTTCTTGGGCTTTAACGATTTTATCTACCTTAGCTTCTACAGAGTTTATTTTTCTCTCCATATCTACTAAAGCCTGAGCCTGTACTAAGATAAGTTCTGCTTGAGTTAGTGGCTTGCTGTTTTGTTTTTCTAGCTCTTCCCATCTCAAAATTAACTTAGCTCGAGTTTCGTCATTGAATTTAGTAGCGATATAGAGACACTCCGTTTTAGTGAGTTGGTATTCGGGGAATTCTCTAATCGTTCCGTTTCCTGTAACTTGTTGATAATTAACGAGAAGGAAATTTTTCCCAGTCGTTCTTTCCCA